GTTCCACCCCGCCCATATTACGACAATATTTCCGCCACCGTATTTAGAGAATTTGTTCGGTACATTTAAAAAAGCATTTTTTGCTATCCACCACGAACCATCAATTTCATTGTCGGTTATTGTTCCTCCTCCTACAGCCGTATTATAAACTGAATAGGCACTCCCTAAATTTAATAACCCCGAATAAGGCGCAGGAGTAGTACCAGTATAACCCGCTGTTCTGCTATCGCCATCACATACAACTACTATTTTATTTTCATTACTCCCTATTGAAATAAAGCTAGTAGAATCTTTAGATGCGATACTCCCAAAAGTTCTATAGTCTAGTTTAGAGGACGGATTGAAATTACCACTATGCCATATTTTTTTAGAAGCATTCCATGTTGTACTACCATTTCTAAAATATAAATCGGTGTCAGTATTATCTGCTTCTATCCCACAGACCAACTGCCAAGCGTTTAAAGCCCCTCCCCATCCTTTTACAGTTATTCCCGACTCATAAGTATTTGGCGTTGCATATCCTACATTAAACAAGCTTGTTAGTGATTGACTTCTATAATAAGAAGGCAATCTTTCTGCTCCTCGAACATCTTTTGTTGAAATGTATGTTGAATCATTAAATTTATTGAAGTCTTGATATTTTAAATATCCATCGGTTGAACCTGTTGCAGCACCTAATTTTGTTTTTATTGACGTAATCGTTTCGTCTCCACCATTTACACCGCTTACGGCATTTAGCGCCCCGATGTTCGAATGTATATCTGTTGAATACGTACCCGATGCTTGTTTGCCATTCAAAGCGGATTGCATTGCTGTAGAAATAGGCTTGTTTGCGTCTGAAGTATTATCAACACTACCTAATCCAACCTGTGTTTTTGTCACAGAGTGAGGATTCAACGTATTAGATATATGTGCCTGAATATTGGAATTGGCGGGTTCTGCTCCGATTTCGGCTGCCGTGGTTGGAACGGTTATGTTTACCTTTTTACCGGTGATGGTCAAATCAACGCCATTTTTTTGAACTCCTTCTAATTTGTTGACCTGGGCACCGGATTGAATACCGGTCAACTTTACAACTGAAGTATCTGGAACAAGAGACTTGCCTGTAACTTTATCCACTTTGCTAGCAAGAGCAGAGGGCAGTCCTATAATTTGTGGAATAGGAATTGAACCTTGCGAAAATGAATATGCACTGTAAAAAATAAAGATGGATAGAATTAGTTTTTTCATAAAAAATTAATTTATAATAGGATAGTATTTATATGTGATTTTGTTCTTATTTACGCCATTATAACCCAATGGCACTGTATCAAAAGTGGCAATTCTAGTAACTGAGTTTATTGTTGGCTCTACCATAACACCTCCGTCAAAAATGGTATAGTCTCGATCTAAATCCATATCTATGGGAATGAGAAATTCGCTTTTCCCCTCGTTTAAATATGTAGATGTGTTCATTACTCCATCGGTAGAATCGTCTTGAAATGATTTTTGATATATTGGATCTCCTTTAGTCCCTTTTAATGACAAAAGCCATTCTTCTTTGGTTCCTATAAATCCAGTCTCTACTGCTATCTGATACGCTGAAAGCCCTGATATTGCATTCTGATATGTAATTCTTATGATAAAGGCCACAACGTAGTAAAGTGGTCGGTTTTCATGCGATTGATCACCTCCTGGAAGAGTTACGTTTATCGTGAAATTAAATCCTGTTTCGGGTACAGATTTATCTCCTCCGGCAAATCGAGTAGTATTGTTGTTATCGTTGTTATCACCTCCTCTTTGTCCGGGTAATGACACTGTAGATGATGGTATTTCTGCTGTAATTAATTGTACTGAGTCTTTCCCTCCGGTATTTCCAACAGCTCCATAATTCTTTAAATTCGTACTAGTATTCGTTGGGGTACCTGTCGTTCTTGGGTCTGCACCTACGATAAATCGTCCACGCATATCAGGAACCAATCCATACCCTTCAACATAACGTCCATCACACAAACACCAGCCATCCTCTATCTCTGACTCTAATCCCACGTAAGGTATTGGGCATTTCATCGGAACATTAAAATATGGTTTTACTGGAATTGTATTTCCTATCGTTGCAATAGCCCCTGTATCAACTCCATCAATAAACCAATTTCCATTTGCGCCAAGTGTAACAATGCTTCCATCGTGTCCATATAGAGATTTTATCCAATCAGCTTCGCTTAGTATTGGATTGTCGGTAGTAGTTTCTTTGTATATGTCATAAGCCGATTTTCCAACTCCTACAACATTAGTGGCAGATGAAAATTTTATACCTTTATGAGATATATTATACCTTCTTACGGTCTGACTTATGACAACTTTTACTTTTTGCATTATCTAATTGTAATTGGATCTAATATTTCCCACTGACCTCCCGCCAATCCAGTAAAAGGATCTCCGTTTGGCATTATCACATTGAAGTCAAATAAATATACTCCTGGTTCTAAGGTTGGAATATGAGAAGGAATAATGATTTTATTTTCAGAAATAAGTAATGTATTGTCGGATGTTTTGAGCGTTTTGAAAATAGTATCATTCCGTTTTAAATCCATTTGGATGTTAGCCCCGGTTAGGTCAACATTATATTCTTGCTCGTCTATCTCTTCTTTGATTTCAATTTCACATCCTGAGTAGACAGATCCTTTGTAAATTGTTTCTAATGCTATCATAATTCAGATTTTATAAAATTATCAACTTCTTGAAGCATTACTTTTTGTTGTTGGCTTCCGAAAATTCCAAAAACATTGGCTGCGATAAGTGAGCAAAGAGGATCGAATAACTTTTCGTTCATATCAAAGTTATCTTCTATGTCAATTCTAGATACGTAAAGGGCTGTTTGAATTGTTGCACCTTGATCGAAAGTGTAGATTTCTAATTTTGTGGAGTTTTTAGCTACTATAGGTTTAGCATTCCCTCCACGACCCCATCGATTGAATTGATTTTTGTATTCAGGGTTTTCGATTGAGATAGGTCTGTGTACCGGTCTTTCCCAGCTTGACATTTTAAAAGTGTGTAGTCTGATAAAGTCGGTAGGTATCACGAGAGATCCAACCACTCTATGATTGTCGAGAATAGTTGTAAACAGACTCGTTCCTGATTTACTTTGAGGTATATTTACCGGTGTAGTCAAATGAATAGGACAGATCAATAGAAGTTCATCCAAAGAAGTTTGCATATTCTCTTCGATGTAACTTAAAAATGGTTTCACATCACTTAATGATACGGCAAGCCCTTCATCAAATGGAGTTACTTCTTCCATTTTAATTTTCACTCTATCGATTATCTGTTGCCTGGTCATAGCGTATATGGTAAATTCATTTCTTTTACTAATTTCTTAACTTGTGGTAAGTTTTTTAGCTTATCTAATGGTACACCCATTTCAATAAGGATGGCTTTTACTTCAGAGAATCCAATTATTGGATCTTCTTCTTTAATTTCAATTTTTGGTTCTGTAATTCCCCATACGGCATTCCCTTCTTCATCCAATGTGTCAGATAGGTATATTTGAGAATTGTTTATTGTTCCGAAGTCCGGGTGAGCTTCTATAGCTAATTGAGTAGCTTCATCTTTTGTCGAGAACTGACCATGATATTTATTTGAAGAGGTTCCACCGCTAAATTCAATTCTAGTGGGGACTCCGTTTGGATAAATGAACATTGATTTGCTCATTTGTTTGATTCGATAGATTTTTAGCATGGTGGTTATTTTTTATTCCAAACTGAAACTTTTTTACCGTCTAGGTATGTTTCTACTTTTGAATTAAGAACTTTTGTTTTTACTGGAATTTCTTTTGAGGTAGATTCCGTTACGATTACTTTTGGATTAATAGTATCGGATTTAATAATATTCCCATTCAGGTCTTTAGTCTGCACAATTACTTCGTCTTTCGTATTTTCCATTGGGAAGGTATTAAAAAAGGGCAGCGGGTTTATTGCTGCCCTTTTTGATTATTTATTCAAGACTACGATACTGTTACCGTACAAACTGCTGAGTAGCTTCCATCTGCTGTGATAGCTGATATTACCACTGTAGCTGCTGCAAGTCCTGTAACTACACCACTAGCGTTTACAGATGCTTTAGTAGGCTGAGAACTTACATAAGTAACTGTTTTGTTAGTAGAGTCTGATGGGGCAATAGTATTGGTTGCTGCGAAGTCATAAGTAGCTCCAATTGCTAAGGCATGAGTAGCGGCAGAAGTAGAAATTCCGGTCACTTTGATTGCTTTTACAATCTTACCTTTACAGTGCGCATTTTTGTAACGAATACACATTGAACTAATCTCAGTGGTTACGTTTACATCTCCATCAAATAAACCGGCTGACTTCAAATCAAGGTCTTTTGAACCAAAAGGAAGCAATGTCCATTTATCCAAATATTCAGGGTCAATTATAATACATTCGTTTGAACGACCTAATAGATCCAACATATCATAAGGAAGTGCTGCAGTTGTTCCGAAGTTAGTTGTAATCATACTCCATTGTAAACCCCAATGCAACTCAGTTGCTTTAGCATCCATTTGTTTCATTACTCCCGGAATACATGAAATAGCTTCATTGAACTCAGACCCCATCAACATAATCTTGCGATTCGATCCGCTTTGACCAGAGAAAATGTATTTGTGGAACTTAATAAGATCTTTGTCGGTTGGATTTTCAGGCAACTCAAACTCCTTTTCAATATCCCAGAGAACACCGCCAGTTGTATAAACTGCGTATTTAGAACCTGGAATAGTAGTTTTACCTTTTACTCCGATTAATGAACTTCTTTCGATTCCGGCACGTAATTTCGCTACTCCGATTTCAATTTGATCATCTAATTCCCACTTAACCTCAGTTTTAGCCATTTGAGCTAAAGTAGTTTCTCCAACTTCCATCTTGTAGATCTGTAGGAAACCTGTTTCAGGGGTTGGCAATGCAGAATTAGAATAAGAGCGAATATCACCCTCCATAGCTGCTGTAGACAATAAGAAACATTCAGTACCTACAGGAATAGTTGGAACGGTAATTTTTGCACCTACCAATTTACCATTTACCGGTTGAACATAAAGTTTAGCAGGGTTATCCGAAGTTTTACCAATCACATAAGCCATAAAATCTTGGTTAGTGATAGTTGTACCGGCTTTGTCATATCCTTTTACTCCTGCGAATGTTACTGTATCGCTAATATTGAATAAGTCAGGATTAGTTACACTCAAATTAGCAGTAGCAGATGATCCGGCTTCGGTATAAGTAGCTGAAACAACGTCAGAGATTGGAGCAATATCAATAGAGTAGTGTTTATACTCCATTCCGGTAGCTTTCATTTGACGTCCCGCTAATCGGCCTACTTGGTCAATCGGGTTTTTGTATGGACTAATTTTGGTTACCCGGTCGTCAATGTCAGTCAAGATTAAACTAGGACTATTCTCCTTAATTACATCCGTGGCTAACACTTCCCCGCTAATATGCTTACCTACTCCATCAATTCCGTCAACAACGGTACCGGTGGCGGTCATGCTCGATACGTCAGTTACTCCAAACACTGCCATCGCAACGAATAAGAGAAACATCAGCACACTTTGGTTTTTAAAAAACGCAAATACTTTTTTCATTTTTCTTTCTTTTTTTTAATTAATAATTTATTTCCAAATATCTTTTTTAGGTTTAAAGTTATCGGCCATCATATTTTTGACCGGCACCTCAGTAGTTTTCACTTCCGGAGTTTTTACCTCTGTAGGTTTTACTTCATCCGGGGTTTCTTCCATAAAGATTCCCGAACCGGTGTTTTCGTGTGGACGATGTTGTTGCCCTTCGAGTACGTTATTTTTGTCAGTAGCAATTTTATTCGCTTCTTGAAGTTGCAAATACTTTTGTTGGTAGTCTTTTTCTGATAAATCAGTCACTTTACCGTTGTCGTCTCTAATTCCGTATTTTCTTGGCATAATATTTTATTTTTCCCACACACTTTTGCGAGGGGTTGGTATGTATGATTCTTTTTTAGATGCTGTTTTGATGTTTGGAAGCCCATCTCCTTCAAATCGTTTCTTTTCGACTATAGATTTTTCATTTCGCGCAGATACTCGGCCAACTTCCTTCGCTTGTTCGATGTCGGATTCGTAGTTTCTTGTTTTCCATTCTGACTCGAGTAATTTAATATTCAAGTTACCGGAAAGTAAATCGCTCACTTTGTCCATTAATCCTTCAATGAATGTCGAGAACTCTTCTTCTGAAATATTTTTGTCTTTGCAGAATTTTTCAACATCAGCTTGACTATTCAAAAGGTTTTGTTGATACTCGGCCTTCATAGCTTCAGAAGTTTCATTATCCGCTTGACGGTCTTTTTCGGCTTGAATAAGAGCTTCGTAGTTTTCGTCCCCTTCCTCAATTTCCAATTCCTTTGGATCGAAATAACGATTCATTGCAACTGCCGGGTGTTTTCCGTCCATAATGTCGGCAAGTACCATTGCAGCCTTTGGATGTTGAGTAAGCTTATCCCCTAAAGCCTTGTGAGCTTCGGATGCTCTATCCATCTCGTCCATATGTTTTAGATGTGCTCCGTGCATTTCTTCTTCGTCCATATCTGGATATTTTGAAGCCATGCGTTCCGCGAACAATTCTTTGTTTGTTTTAACCGGAAGTTCCTCAGTTGTTTCCAATTCTTTGTCTGACTCAGTCATTTTCTTAACTTTAAATTACATTTGAGCAATGTTTATTGCAAGCGGTACAAAAAAACAGCATTTTTTTTACATTTTTTTGTTGAATTTAGTTTAGAATATGTTGAATTTGATTTATTTTTTGTTTTCTTTGTCGAGTAAATTTTTAAATAGTTGAAATGAGACTTGACAAACGACAAATGATAGAGTATATCGAGGATTTACGCAATGCGTACAGTTCGGTTCAGACTGATTATGGTAGGTTTGGTGAGTATGCGAAGAAAAAGGACATTTTAGAGAAAGTTGTCGAAAAACCCGCAAAGCAGTTTTATGTTTCCTATGAGGAGGCTTATAGGATTATCAATAGAATAAATAAATACGGAACAACTGGACAATCAAATAAACTCAATGCTTTAAAGTATAACGATTTATATCGAGCCTATCAAATAATATTGAGTAAGAATCCAGGAATACCAATGAAAATTATTATTCAAAACTCAATTTTAAGTCCGGCTCCACGATTTTATATTCGTCCACTTACGGCCGGTATGCTTTTAAATAAATATATCACTTATTAATTAATTATTACATTAATTATACAAATACATGTTAAGAGTAATATTTGTCATTTTTTGCACTATAATTTCACTTACAAATTTCTATTATCCGCTTCATTTTGGATATTCAGAAACAAGTAATTTTTATACGCACCTTACATTTATGTTTGTGCATTCCGGATTATCTCACTTAATTATTAATTTGTACGTTTTTTACACTTTGTACGAAGTATTAGAGAAGAAATTAGGTAGTTACGCACTATGGCTTCCGCTCTTAGTTTCTTTTCTTGCTTCATTTATTTGCCAGTACAAAATTCCCACTATTGGGCTGAGTGGAGTGGTTTTTTCAATGTTGGCTCTATTCTTTGTTTTTTATAGATTGAAAAGGTCAAATTACATACTGAATGCTTTGATTTTATCTATAGGCTTAGTAGTTGGATATTATTCTAACGTGAATATAAAACTTCACATAGTTTGCTTTTTAAGTAGTTTGGTAATTGGAATTGTAATTAAAGAATCAATTAAAATCTTCTCACTTGTACAGATAAAGTGACATTTTATTATGGATCCTATTTTAATTAATGCGATTGGAACATTGGCAGGTGCGCTAGACTCTTTGAATAGAGCAGGAGACGCAAAAGGAGTAGCAGAAGTTAGTGCCAAATTATTACAGTTAGTTGGTAAATTGTAATTTCCCTGGATCATTAGCTCAGTTGGTTAGAGCGACAGACTCATAATCTGAAGGTCGTAGGTTCAAGTCCTACATGATCCACTATTATTGTTTTTCGTCATAATAAACAAGGGTTGATTAGACTGTGAGGTTAGATCAATCCGAAAACTGCCTTTTTAGCTCAGTTGGTAGAGCGGATCATTTGTAATGATTAGGTCGTACGTTCGAGTTGTACAGGAGGCTCAAACTAAAACACAATTATATGGAAGGAATTGAATTAAGAGAGAAAATAGATCTTATTTTCCAAGATGTAAAGGAATTGCTTTTGAAAGGTAATTTTCAATTATTTGGTTATGACGGAATGATGCAACCTCAATGCATAAACGTAGATGTTTCAGGAATGCCTATAAAGGTAAGGGTTCGTCATAATAGTAAAGAGGCTGCCCCTGAGGGTGATTTTTTGATGTGGCATAATTTCACTTCTGAGGAAAGAAAGGATCTTTATCTTCATATCGCAACCGGTGGAATTACAATAGCAATAAAGAACACCGAAAATGAGATTGAGAGACTTCAAAAAGAATTGGTGAATATGAAACTTTTAAAAGCCCACAATGGTAGTAGTTCGACACAAGCGGAATAGCGAAAGAATTAATGAAATGTATTTAAAAATACTTTCCGTTGTCCCGGATGATGTAATGAAAAGAAGTTTTGTATCAGCAATATGCCGATGCGAAAGGAATTTCAAAAACCCAAACTTTGCAAAAATTGATTGTGGGCTAAAACCTGAAGGAACAAGCGTTTTTGCTGATTCTTTATATATTGGAATTTATAATACTAAAGCAACATTTATATGTCATTAAAAAAAACAATTAGAAAGTATTATCCTAAAGCGATAGTACAAGGTGAACGCCCAGAGGTTACAGCTGTAAGAATTATCGAGGACTTGCAACAGTATAAAATGATGACTCCTGCGGAATTATTTCAGAACAATGTTTTATTTGGAAAGGCTCTTATGGAGTATTGCTATCCAAACTCAACCGGAGTTCCCGAAGAGCAAAGGATATTAATGAATGAGTTCTTTTTGAGTTTATTGACGAAAAGCGATGACTAAAAAAGAAATAAAGCTAGCAATAAAAGAAGGAAGAGTTTGCAAAAACTGTAAATTCTTTCATTCTTACTATCAGAGTATTGTCGCACCCATTAATATGATAAATGCTGATGGTTTATGTTTGATTAGTCCAGAACAGCCAATTATTTTGGATAGCAAAACTGATACTTGTGTAAATTTTTGCATTAAATGATCAAAGACCAATATTTAAAAGAAAACGAACTCCGCAAAGTTGAAGAAGTCTACGATCCAAAATCAGGACTAAACGCATACGGTGAGCGCAAGAAGGTACAAATAGCAGAATTTGGAACTTTGTACCTTCCTGTTTCTTTTTTAAAAATTGGTTGGATTAAAAAGATTGTCAGAATAGGAAGTATTGAGAAATACTGCGAAAAAGCGGGTATAATCGACTATCAGAAAGTAATAATACTGTTCATCAAAGAAAGATTTATCTATGACTGTGAGTACTGGTTATGCACTCAGGCTACAATTAAAATAAAGAGCCGTCCAAAGGATGATTTTCTTATTGCTTCAAAAACACAAAAGGAAGTTCTTTACTCAATATTGGATGACTGGTACGCGGGTAATCCGGTTCGTATAATCGTTGTCAAGTGTCGACAAGCTTTTATTACTACAATAGTTTCAGCCTTCAATATGTGGGTGCAAACGTGCATCTTTAAACAGTGGAACTCGCTTATCTGTGGGGATGTAGAAAATCAAGCCACAAACGTAAGGGGTATTCAAGATAAGATCGCAAAGAACATACCGGGTATATTTACCGATAATGGATCTAAGTTTGAAATACTACCTTTCGAGGGATCGAATAAGACCAGGGTAATTACTCAGCGGGATTGTAAGCTTTCAACTGGTTCGATGCAAAAGCCGGATAACGTCCGCGCTGCTGATAATTCATCAAGTCATTGCACTGAAGTTGGGCTTTGGAAAACAACGCTCGGAAAGACACCGGAGGATTTAATACAAGCTATCCGTGGTGGGATGGACGATGTTGCTCATACGGTTTTCATTCTTGAAAGCTCACCAAAGGGAACCGGTAACTATTTCTACAATCAGTGGATTGAAGCAAAGACCGGACGAAGCGATTTAAAGACTGTTTTCTTACCGTGGTTTTGGGTGCCTAGATATTCAAGTGAGATAAAAAACAAAAAAGAGTTCTTTGATATTTTCCTAAATGGAGAAAATAGAGAATACCTACAATACTTGTGGACCGTAGGCGCAACGCTTGAGCAGATTAATTGGTATATCAATAAATTGAAGTCAATGGAACATTGGCGGGTACAGTCAGAGTTTCCGTCTAACGATGTTGAAGCGTTCCAAAGTACCGGTAATCGTGTTTTCTCTATGCCTTCAGTGGAAAGAAGAAGAAAAGAATGTGTTGAGCCGTGCTTTATTGGTGATATTCATGGGGGAGTTTCCAAAGGTCATGGCGCACTTGAAAACATTTCACTTGAGAAAATAAATGACTTCTTGAAAATTTGGTGTTACCCGGATAAAGACGAAGATGTTTCCGATAGGTACGAGGTAGTTATAGATATTGGGAAAGGAAAGAGTAAGAACGCCGATTCAAGTGTTATTACGGTATTTGACCGCTACGAATTAATGTTCGGAGGTAGAATTGAAGTAGTAGCTGAATGGAAGGGGAAAATAGATGTCGATTTACTTGTTTGGAAGGGTGCGCAGATAGCTACACTTTACAATAACGCTTTACTTGTAATTGAAAAGAATACTATTGATACAATGGTTGACTATAGCGGTGTTCTTCTTTCGGAATTGAACGGAGCTTATACAAATCTTTACAGAAAGGTTTCAGTAGACAAACTGAGTAATATTACGACTGAGGTTATCGGTTTTCATACGAATACAAGTACTAAACCTTTGATTATTGAAAATATGCAAGGTGCTTTGAGGGATGATCTTTACTATGAAAGAAACAAAGATGCTTGTGTGGAGATGGACACATACGAGTTGAAAGAAAATGGATCGTTTGGTGCGGCTGACAAATGCCATGACGATTTAGTAATTACTAGGGCAATAGGTTTATATGTCAGTACAAAAATGCCACTGCCAAAGGTGAGAGTAGAAGAGAGAGTATTTAAAAAGAAAATAGTAGGAATGTCAAGCATGTAATTAATTAGTAAATAATTAAATAATGGGAACAATAACTTATACACGACAAGCTAAATGTAAGGATTGTAGATTCTGCAAAAGCGTTTATGATGGAGCGAAGAAAAAATATACATGCTCTAATACTGAGTCTAAAAGACACACTGCCATAATAACATTGAATGATTTAGTTTGCATAGAGTGGAAACTTTAATAACATCGCAAATAATGGAAATATCAAACGACCAAAACAAAATAACGACCAAAACGGATGTAGCAATATTCGTAGAGTCCAATAACACCGATTTATCGAGAGACTGTCCTAGATGCTGTTTTCGCCATGAGTGCGTAGATGGTATTCCTTGCGACAAAGAGTCGAGAACTGACAAAAAGAATGGATATTTTGAAATAATAACAATTAATAAAAGTAAAGTATGAATAAACTGAAAGAGTATTTTGTAACTCTAAAAAGAATTGTAGAATTGAGAATTGCTATACATGTCGCTAACATGAAACAGCAAGCTTTCAATAAGAGGTATTATGTTCTTCCTGTAGGAGACAGTCTTAAACTCAAAGTATTCTGCGCGGATGATATTGATATGCTCAAAAAGCCCATCTTTGAAAAGTATTTTGTAAAAGGACATTACGTTGAAGCAGTTCGAAACGGAGTGAAAAAACGCAAGTATGTAAAAGGTGGTTTGAAGATCGTAAAAGTTCATCAAATCAATCCAAAAGTTACTCACATGAACATTATGAAAGAGTGCTTTTATTACACTTCGGCTCACTTGAACGAACTTAATGACCTTACCCCTGCCGAACGCAAGCAAAAACAGTTAGAGTGGCTTAGATACGCTAAAAAGAACCGGAAATGAAAAACGAAATTTTAGAGTATTTGAAATCAGATAAAAATAATTATCACACTTACCCGAAATTGTCGAATATCTTCGGAGTTTGCCAAACAGAATTGGACGAATTAGTTTCTGAAGGTTTGATAATTGAGCGACCGGGTGCCAGTAATAAATTATACAAAGCAAAATGAAAACGTCTCACTGTAAAGTTAAGTGATATTATATTATGGATTTTGGAGATGCTATTAGAGAGCTTAAAAATGGTAATTGTGTTACAAGAAAAGGGTGGAATGGAGCAGGTTTATTTGTTTGCAAACAAATTCCTTCTGAGATACCTAGCGATGTAATACCTAGAATGCAAAGTTTACCTGAAAGCGCAAAACAATTGTTTTTAAATGGGAATGATGCAAATGAAACAATCAACTATGAAAATCAGATGATTATTTCAAGTCCGGTATCTCGCGAAATAAATTCATGGGTGCCGTCAAGTTCCGATATATTTGCAGAAGATTGGATGTTGGTGTAACTATAAATTAAAATGAAAAAAAAGGCTCTTAGAAAATTCTAAGAGCCTTTTTTTATGCTGCCTGTGTTACTTGCTGCATTCGCGGGTCTTGACCGGCTTGTATTTGAGCTTGGAGTTCGGGTGGTATCTCTCCGGGGGCTTGTCCTTCTTGCATTTGTTTTTCTTGTGCATCGAGTAATTCAAGAAGTTTATCACCAAATGGGAAACTACCTGCTTTTAGAAGTTCTTTTACTCCGATAGCCGATGCTTTGAATAAATCAAGTAGTAATCCATTATTTATAGTTCTGAATGCCGGAGTACTTGCGCTCTCAGTAATAGACAAATCAAACAATACGCCTCTAATTTTTTCAGGATTATACCATTTACTTTCTTCATTGTAAGAAGTTCCGGCCACTTGCATGTATTTTGGAGTGTCCCAAAATTGCTGAATGACTTGCATAAGTAGAATATCTCGATCCTCTCTAAAACTCTTGAATGTTTCCATCAAATCAAGAAGGTTTACGCTTGACTGTTGGCTTTGTTGAGCGTAAAGTGATGCAGGAGTTCCCGCACCGGCTGTTTGTCCTTGTAGCGCACCGTAAACACCTGAAACATCTTTCATAGATGTCATATAAAGATTCAGAAGTTCGTAAGCTCCTACATTAGTAGCATTTTGACTAACTGTGTAAGGAAGTTGCTCTTTAGTCAGTCCATTAGTTTTAATCATTACCACCCCACCTGGCATTTGGTATTGGTCGATCATTTCTTCTTTCGACATTAATCCCAAACATTCCTCTGGGATGATAAAGGTTGCTTTAGGGCTTGCGCTAATGATAAAGTCAATCAATGTAGACAAACGGTTGATTCCTCGGTTTAATTCGATTAGATCGCCCACAAATGAGTAATTCTCGCCATCAAACATAGATACTTTCACTATGTAAGGTGGTTTTTTATGATCGTATGGGGTTTCGGCTTCGTAAAGAACCTCTCCGGTAGGGGTTAAGTATCTCACATACCAAAATTTATCAAGGAACCATTCATATTCTATAAGCGGAACATCTTCTCTATTTACTCCTTGAGCAGTCGCTTCTTTGATTCTTTGAATGTTCAATCTGTCAATCGCACCTTTGTCGGTAAGTTCGGAAATATACCGTTTACCATCTAGGAAGTCGTGTACTCGTATTCTTTCCTTAGATTCTTTTTCCCACGCACAAATAACCCTACATTTACTACGGTCCGTTGGGAGTAAGAATGAAAGGTTTTTGATTTTGTTTTTTGATAAAGATCTGTAGCTTGAATAGATGTTCGCTTCTACGTTGTTGTAGAATTTAGATATTCTCAACGCTTTTTCTTTATCGTCTGCGCAAAGTTTAGATATAATATCCGATAAATCCCAATCAAGTATCTCTCCCATACAGGTAAAATCTCCACCGCGCGGATCTTCAATATCTCCATTAAAGAAGAAACGAGGAAGAGTAACATAGTCTACTGTTTCGCACATGTCTTGTTTATCGAAGTTCCACGCGTAGCCTACTTTTTGAATAGCTACCCCGCTATGAAGAAATTCTTCCAATGTTCTAGCATCAAGTTCCCAAAGTTTGTTTGATTGATATGCGCATTGAACGGCAATTGACATCATCTCTCCTAACTTGGCCTCGTCTCTATCTCTAGCGACACATCCCGGCTCTGTTTGGTTTGATCTGAATTGACCTATAACCGTTTTTACTTGGCCTCGTATAAGGTTATTCGCAATGGGAACTTTGCCTTGGTTCATTATATGTTGACCTTCGGTGATGTTTTGGCCGTGTTCGTCTTTTATTAGGTCTGAATACTGGTCCCCAAATCCATAAGCTACGGATCTGGATCTTTTTTTACGTGCCGGTGCTAAGTCAGCCCACATCCTAGAGTACTTCATCACAAGCTCCATATTGTGAGTAGTACCCAACGTATCAAAGACTACCGGCTTTTCAGGTTCAGTGGTAAGGGTTTTTTGATTAATGTTATAATTTGAGCCTCGTTTTTTTCTTTATTTGAGGGATTCTTTTTTGTGTCTTTCTCAAGTAGTGTTATTACGGAGTGAATTGATTTCATCTTTCCCGGACTTGCATATAATTTACCGCTTATCTTGTCAAGATCTGCATCCTTTTCGCCTCCTAATACTCTTTTGGCTTTGTATTCTTCAACCTTTTTCACTGTACCGTAATACTCAGATATATACTCGGTGTAGTTTTTAGGATCAACTTTTTCTCCATTGTTTATTTTTACGATATTTTTCTTTAGTTCTGAAATTTCTTTTTCAGTTTTCACTTGTTCTTTTGGGGAAATTTCGTCCAAAGATTTTTCAAGTGCTGAAATAGTTTTCTGAGTACCTTGTATGTCGTAAAGATCATCGGTTTTAAGTTTATCTATTTTAGATTGATACTTTTCTTTCTGAGCTTCATAGTCCGGCCTATTCTTATCGAGTAGTTCTATGGCTTTTTCGGCTCTACCAATAAGTTTATCCACTTTTTCGGCTTCGTCTTTGGCTTTATAGTACTTTTCATTTAGTCCGGTGTCTCTTGATTGAATATCAGCCGTATTTTTCAGAATGGCTCTTGGAGTCAATTCTTTTATCAAAGATCCTTCTTTATCGCTCAATGCTCCTTCCAATAAAGTCAAAGGCTGCTCATAAATTCCCGCAAAGTAACCACCTAGCAAGTGATCGGCAATATCAGGGTTTATAAAGCCTAACCATCCCGATTCTGCAGCATCTCCACCGGTCCCTTCATTCAACCATTTGGAAAATTTAATCATAACCTCCGGGGCGTATGGTTCACCTTTTTTGTTTGTTTTTATCTTGGTGTACCCTGGTGCTGCTTCGTCTTGGTTTTGTTTATAGACTCCATAGCCTAACCATGATTTATTTGCAGCAAGTTCAGCAAGAGGAGAAGCGAAATCCGGCATTGCGCTCGCCCAACTACCCTGTAGGGATGACTCAATTGGATTATAAGGTAACTGAGAACTTAGACCTTTTATCATATTCATGGACGTTTCCATTACTGATACTTTACCATGAGCCATCATCATTAAATCCATTCCTAAACCATGATACATTCTAAACTCTTGGCCTAGCGGGATGTCGATTAATTTATCCGGTGTCCAAATTGTAAAGTTGGAGTTTCGGGCAAATGATGATCTTTTTGCGAAATCTTCAAGCCATTTATCTGGTTCCCATCCAAACAAAACGCTCAATGTGGCATTAAGGGCTGCTACACCTAAAGCTGCACTCAATATGTTCGCTGCTGCAGAGATCAAAAATCGTCTTTTTGTTTCAGAATTTTTTGTTGATTTTGAATAAAGATTATCAATTGCTTGAAATCCTACGTTTATAAAGGCGTAAGTAGCTTTTAGTTCTCTTAGTCCGTTTCTACCGTTTCCTTTTCTGTCAAAGTTTACAGTAGCTTCTTTTGCCATAGAAGTAGCTTTTAAAGAAGAGTAACCCTTTTCGATAGCCGTGATATAAATGGCAACCCTCATTTGATTTTCAGTAATATCACTTACTGCATGATAAAAGTCGAAAACTCCTCCAATTGGATCTTTACCAGACTTCATTTGCTTTTCAATGCTTTTTTGAATTTCCTTCAATTCCATTATTTTTGAAATTCCGGTTCTTCCACCTAGTACCATGAAGTCATTGAGCATTTTGTCGTACTTGCCCGATATGAATTTCTTACCTTCATCGTTTTTATCCCAATGTTGATTAAGGTTTCTTCTCAGCAATGCTGCTTGAGCGTGTCTGAAATTTAAAATTACATTTCCGGTAAACTTAGCTCCTTCATCAATGTATGCAAGATTTAATCCTGCGTGGATATCTCTAATAGGATTCGTTACAAGAATAAATGCCGGCCTCCATAATGTTTTAAATCCTGCCATGTGTCGTGTAGCCCATCCTAGTCCGTCAAGAACAGCACCGAAAGTTCCTTCATAGAACCTCATATTTGTTCCGTTAATCGCTTGCGGTACTCTTGGGGAGGTATGGAAGCGGATTGTATAAGATTCTCCGTTGCTTTTTACAATTACTTCGTGTTCTCTTTCGTTAGTTGGTTTTATCCAAAGTCCTAGTTTTAGTCTTTCAGATCCACCTTGATACGCTTCGCCTTTCGACTTCAAATCTTTCATTTTTTCTTCAAACTTGGCTACCTTTTCGTTGTAGGTTTCGTTTGTGTCGGTATCTTTGAAAGGAACTTCATCGGATACTTTAAATTCAGGGTTACCGTTTTCATCTTCTCCAACTTTTACAAACCATGTTTTACTAACAGTCATTGATCCGGTAGTATCTTTTAAGGCAAGTCTACGGATGGATTGAAGTTGTAAGTTTTGTTCTGCTGCTCCGATAGCACTTCTTACGGTACTTTCCATTACCGAGAATGGATCGTCTGATTCAGAAGTACGGCCTTTTCCTTTTTTCACTGCTGAGAAAAAGAAATCACCATGCTCCATAGAATAATCCCATGTAGTCTCTGCAGTTGGTTCCCGGTGTCCTTTAAGCGGAACATAGTAATCAAACATTCCTTTTATCACTTCGGCTGATTCTTTGGTTCTCATTCCTCCGCGAACTTCTTCATCAAGTGCGTAGTGGGAAACTTCTTTCGATTGTTTCCAAAAATCATCCACTAATGAACCGTTTTTATCTTCAAAGTCCTTGATAGTATAAAGATTGCTTTCTCCGGTACGTTTTATTATTGCATCTCTACCTGCATAATCAATCCCTTGTTGTTCGATATAGTCGAAAATAGTAGATTTGAAGTCAATTATTTTTTGATCTAACTTCTGATTTTTTGTAGTCCAATCTTTCGAACCGGTTATATCTTCGATTTTTGCACGCCCTGCTTCAATTTTGTTTGTGTATTCTCTTACAAGAATGTTTGCAGTATATTCAGGACCATGTTTTAGCTTAGCGTACGTAGTTATATCATCATAAGTGAAGCCATTCTTCTCAATTGCTTTTAAAGTGGCTATAAACGGATTCATTGTTTCTTCCTTAAATTGGTTGAAGCGATATTCAATTCTACTTGGTACGGTTGTAAGTCGCATGTAGTAGTTATCGTTATCCGAAATAGGGACTCCGTTCTTTTCAAGGAATTTTTGAAACTCTTTTATAGGTAATGCAGCATCAGCCCAACCTTCCCAAAGTTTAGAAGTTACGCTATTGATGTCTTTGTTTAGTTTTGAAATAGTCGCGGGTGAAAGATTCTCTCCGTTTTGAGTGGCTAGGTTTCCGATTTGTCTTTCTTGCCATCTTTGAAGTGTTTCTTCGTGGTCGCGCATTTTTCTTGCTTGGTCAACAAGAGTATCGGCCGAGGTAAATACCGGCGGTTGTGGCTTAGTATCTAACGCCTGAAAACGTATATCCTCATTATCCGAGTTTAATTCACCATTGTTTCCATTAGCAGATTTTATTTGGTCATTAGAAAAAACAATATATGAATTACCATCACCTTCAAAAGAATTTTTGTATTTTATTCCATCAAATCCTAAATCAATTAGTTCTTGTCTGATATATTCCTGATCCATATTCCATCCAATAGACTCCGATTCATCATTACTTAAACTTCCTGATTTATGAAGAACTCTTTCTAATTCAAAACCATCACTCCAATCTCTTGTATCACTATATGAATAAACTGGATTTTCAATTTTTAAATACACATCAAATATATAAGGCGTAGTACCATGATCTATACTTTTGATCATTTCAAATCTATTTGCTCTTTTATTCGCTTGTTCTAAATTACCAAAGTGAACACCAAGTTCGCCAATATTAAATTCATCAAATGGTTTTTGTACTTTATCTAAAACTGTCCCATGATAAACTACCAATGGCCGTCCACTTTCGTCTACAACCTTACTATCACCAAACCATTTCCAGAAGTTACGTACTCCTTCTTCGGTACCGTGGATCTGTTTTCCTAAACTGTTTGTAGTTGATCGTTCAATTCCGTCAATATTAATAGTTGGAGTTTTCTCTGCATCAAGTTTTGAAGTAAATTTATTACCACTAAGCAATTCGCTGTTTACAATATCCGTCCAATCGTTCAGCGTTAAGTCCTGTATTTGTTCAGAAGTAAGGTTTTTAATGCCAAATTTAGCTCCGATACGTTCCCAAACTCCTTTTATCCATTCTTTCAAACGGTCAAATAATCCTTTTTCGACTACTTTTTCTCCCTTATCTCCAATGGCTTGATTCATTGCTTCATCAATTATTCCATCTTCATCAAGGTTTGAGTAGTTAGGATTGTTCTTTACTTGGTCATAATATGGACTTTCTTTGATAAGTTCAACTCCTTTTTGGTAAAACTCAGGGTGTTCAGTTTTGATTATTGGTGTAAATAGGTGTCCAAATTCATGTATAGGAGTGTTCAAATTCGGTTTTTCCGAATTTAAGTAAACTACGCCATCTTTTACGAAGCCGTAGATGGTTCCGTCAGGTTTGCGCATGAATTGAACTTTGTCTTTTATAGTTATCGCACTTGGGTCAAATACTACGTAATTAAACTCTGTTTCGTTGGCTTTGCCTGTTGTAAAGTTAGCGGGGTATTGAATTCCGTCAATTCCTGAGCGAAGCAAAAATTCAGATGCTTCTTTCTGTGATCCTAAAAGATTTGACAAAAGTCCGTACATGTTATCTCCGGATTCAAAATCCGATGATTCACCATCCCAGAACTTTTTTATACTACCCATATCGTGTAGGCGTATACTTTCATCTTTGAGTTGCTTGAATATCTTTTCTTTTATTTCGGTAGAAACAGGCTTTTCCCATCTCAAATAATCATATTCACTTGGCTGTTTCCCTTCGTGGAGTTCTACGGAGTAAAGTACTTTTGATGGAACTCTTTTAAAGTCTGATATTTTTGAATGTCTCAACCAGTCAATTACTTCATCCCAATATTTCAACATTTTGGAATTGCTCTCATCTACGTAGGCTTTTAATTCCTCCGCTCTCTTAATTGCTTTAGGAATAGTATTATATCTTTGTTGATAATCATTTATGATTCCTGCTGCTGAATCAAGCGAGCTTTGTGGGATTACATCTTGTCCCCTATATTGCTGTTTCAATTTACCATTGCCTAAATTCTTTGCATAATTTTCGGCTATCTCTTTCTTATCGGTAAAATACAATCCATGTCCGTATGCTTGCGCTCCTTCTCCTGTTCCGATATGGTCAAGGTCGAATTGATCGAATGAATGTGGTGAACCGTGATAAACTGCGTGCAATTGCTCATTTCCTTCTAATACAGCCATCATTTCTTCCGGAGTAACCATTTTTACCTCTTTGGCAAGTCCTGTGCTTAGAAGTCTTTCGGTGAGTTGTGATACTTCTTCGGGGGTTGATTCAGTTAGTGGCTTTTTAGTTTGGAACAAAGCTCCGCTTTCACCTTCTTGAATAGTATCAAAAAGGTTTTGGAAAGCATCATTTATTTTCGGACTTTCTTCAAGTGTTGGATAAGGGTATTTTTCTGAAATATCACTTATATCTCCTTTTACTCTGTCGATAAATTCAGATAACGATTTAAAATTTACAAGATAATCATTCTTTATATTGGAATGCGAAAGTTTGTTCATTACAAAGTCCTCAAAGCCTCTAGCTCCGAGTTCAACTGCTGTGCCCCAATATTTACTACCTTTCGCCCGATCAATTTTATTAGAGCGCGTATAAAATCCGGTTGAACGAATTACTTTCATTAGACTTCTGAAAGAATCGTTTAGTTCACTTCGCAATGCAGTTTTACCATCTTTAGTGAGTCCACCTCCATCAGTTGCATAGCTTGATTTATTACCAACAGAACGAAGTAAATAGTTATCTAACGCGTGGAACCATTCATGTGCCAAACATCCTGCGCCCTTAGTTTTGGTAAGGTTGATAACTACTTTGTCAGTTTCGTAATACGCTGCATATTTTCCACCCCCACGAGATCCGAATGCAAAGCCTAATTCGCCATTTAAAGATAATGCTTTAGGAGATACCTCTATTACGGTTGATAAATCCATTAAAGCATCGTAGGCCTCATTGATATGAAGTTGTCTTTCTTCCTGGTTTACCCAATTTCCAAACTCAACGCCTCTAAATCCAAACTCAGTTCCAAACTTTTCAGGTGAAATATCTTTTCCTTGTCTGTAATCAAATCCGGTACGAGGATTATTTGAAATTCTTCTTTCGTCCGGTAATTCTTTTATTGCATTGAATCTATCATTCAGTTCTTGTGCGTTTTCTTCTCTGTATTTAAATGCTTCATCGCTTGTTTTAAATCCGTTCTGAAGCACGACATCGCCTTTACCTTTTGGAGTTATAAAATATTCTCCTGTTTTTCTGCTTGAGTAAACGGAAAATTCAATTTGCTTAGGTTTTCCGGCTGATTCTTTCGACATTTCAATCAGTTTTGTAATTGCTTCATCAATTGTATTGAACCTTCCTGTTAGTCTTGCTCTATCGCCTACTGGGGTTTTTACCGAATAGTAATTGACTCCTGTTTCGGTTTTTCCTTTATACAATGATAATTTGCCGGTAGCTACTTCGGAGTTTGGAAAATTAGTGGCCTTTTTAATAGCCCTGTATGATTCTGCTCTGAATGCGTGATCTTGTGTCCACCTATCTGTATTCATCTTGTCGATAAAATCTTGCATTAAATCTCTCTCCGGGGTTTTTTCCATAACAGAGTTGAATGTGTCTAATGCTCCACGAACCTTTTCAACCCATTGTTTTAGCTTATAGGTCTTTTGTGGTTTGCTTGGTATTTCATCGTAGAAATAGTTTAGGAAAATAGCTGTTTCCTGTGTCATTTTGCCATCTTCAATCAACTGACTGAAATTTGGCCGTGGAAAGGATTTACTTAGAGGAAGGCGTGTAATGTCTTCATCAGTTACATTTGCTATCTTATCGGCATACTCTTTGAATAAATCCTTCTTTGCTCCTCCAATTTTTACACCTACGTCCTCAATTTTATCAGCCTTAGATGTAATTTTAGGCTTAGTTTCAATGTTTTGTATTTTAGAATCTGTGTCGGTTATTTCGGCTTCTTGTTTAATTTGTGCTACTTCTTCAGACTTGCTATATTCTCCACCGGTCAAAGTATCAAGAAATTTTGAACTTTTTTGTTTACTTGTTTTTACACTCGGTTTACTTTTTGGTAAACTTTCAACGTTTTCTGTTTTTGTAATTTTTTGATTATTAGGCTGTTCGTTGTTAGTTTCGGATAACTTTGCTTCATTACTTTGTTGTAATGTTTCCAAATTAGATAACTTTTCACTTGGAATTACATCAATGAAGTATAAATTTCCATCTAATCCTTCAATAACATTTTTCAAGTGAATGTCCTGAATAGTAATATCGCCATCGGTATATGAATCAAGTCCGTTAGAGGTCATTCCTAACTTATCTTTCATATAATCAGATACGCGTTTTTGCTGCTCTATCATAGATGGAACATTAGTAACTAAGTTTTGAAGAAGTTCTCCGGGAATGAATGGTTGAGAAAGTACGAATTGAAGTCCTTTACCATTTTCGGTGAATCCGTCTAATGAGTAAGGGGTTTCTTTGAATAATGAATTGTAAAGGATTACTCTATCATTAATGAAGTTAGCGGGAGTGTCGCTGTATATTTGATAATTTACAACTTTGATAACGGTTTTACCGTCTTTGCTAAGATAAACATCGGCTTCTTTTCCGGACGGATATTTACTTTCTGAATTATCGGGAATAGAATTTTCATCCAACCATAAGCCGTTTTCTTTGGCGTATGATTTGATTAAATATTCTTGTTCGGATTTACTTGGTTGTGCGCTTTGTACGCTTGGTTTACCTGATTCGTCCGTTGCTCCTGTGAGTAGGGCAATTTTTGCAATTCCTCCATCGCTTTCACCGCTTGTTGGTTGCGCTCGTCGATCAGTTTTTGTGTTTCCGGTTTCATTGTCTTTGTTTATTTCGTTTGAAGCATTCCGTTTTTCTGAAGATACTGTTTGAATCCTCTCAGTTGAAGAAATTGGTCTTTTGACTTCTGAACTAGAACTTGTCGAAGGTTTATTCGATGAAATATTGCTTTCATTGTCTTTATTTTCTACAAAGTTAGTATTATTTTCCAAATTATCAATAGATAAATCTTTTACATTGACATCTTCATGTATAATTTTTCCGTCTGACTCCAAATCAACAAACCTTCCGTCTGTAGTAATTCCGTTTATGGTGTATTGTTTGCCTTTGTAGGTTACAATAGAGCCGTTTTTAGGGGATGAAACAGAACTGTTCTCTTTTATCCCTTTTTGTTCGGTGGGTTTAATAATGGATTTATCCAATATAATCAACTCGTGCCTTTTCCCAATTACTGCCGAATACCCCTCTTTTCGTAATTCTTCTCTTACCTTGCTATCTTCAATACTTGCATCTAGATTTCCAAACTTTTCAAATAGGCTTCCTGAATAAATTTTGATACTGCTATCGCCACTTTCATTGAATATATATTCACTAACCGTTCCATATTTGGCTGCTGCTGATTTATCTAATGTGTAATAAGTATAATCAAGTTCTTTATCCCCTTTATAGAAATTTTTTCCTGACTTACTTAATCCCCTGTAAACTATCACAGGCTTATTTGACATTAAATCCCTGAATTTTTCAAGAACAATAGCACCGTTAAATTTCATTTCTTCGGCTCTTGATCCTTCTTCGCTGCCCGCATTGCGTTCAGTAGAATTACTTTCGCTCGTTGGCGTTGCTCCGGGGTTAATACTATTTTGCTCATATTGTATGTATTCACTCCATCCGCTTAATTGTTCGTTTAGAGTAGTTATTTGTTCGGGTGTAAAGTTAGTAATTCCTAGAACTGCTGCAAACATTTCATCATCAAAAGCATCAATTATTTGTGCTTCTTCGGGGGTTGGGTCGTAAGTTCCGATAGTTCGTCTTTCTTCGGCTTGCGAAAGTGCATCTGAGTTTGATTTTACGGTTCTGAGCACTTCGTGTACTTCATCGAGGATCTCACCATCGCTCATATTTGAAACGCCTGGTATTTCTCCATTATTTCCATTCTCACCGTAATCATTCCAAATTTGGTGTGCAAGCTCAGTGGGGGTTAATCCGTTTGTTTCATCAATATAATTTCTTCGTTGTAAACGTTCTGCGTTTGATCCTCTAAATTCAGATTCTAAGCCACCTTTCCATTTTAGTTTTTGGCCACCGGCAATGATACGAAGGATGTAATCTTTCATATCAATGTATTCTCCCAGTTCTTTTGCTCTTTTTTGGAATGGGGTTTCTTTTGGTTTGGTTACCGAGGATTCCTCGACAACTGGCGTTTCTTGAACCTCGTTTGAAGTGTCAATAATAGGAGGAAAGGCTTCGGAAGAAGTATCAAGGTTTGCTTGTGATTGTTCTTTCTGTAATTGAAGTATTTCAGGTCTTGTAGTAACGACTTTCGGGGCTTCAACCGGTGCGGGAACTTTAACTTTTGGCAATAACGATTGTAATTCACCCAACTTTGAGTTTAAAGCGGTGTATTCTTCTTTCAAAGATACTTCTTTTGCATCTTGTTTGGCTTGAATAGCTACCTCGTCCTGCATTGTTTTAGCTTTGGCGAGTAACTTATTTGTTTCTTCGTTATGTTTGTTTGTAGCCCTTGTATTGTCTTGAATTTGGCCTTGTAATCTTGTTATCTGTCTACCGATTAAAGAATGTGCTGCATCTTCTCCCTTTGTTTCCTTTGTATGGTTGAAGATTTGTTCATCAGTCATTGATTTAAAGTCAACATTCCCATTTTTGTCGGTGGGGTAAGTTGGTGTAGATTGGGGTAAGTCGGTGGAAGGTTCTGTGCTAACGATAGGTTCTGTACTTGAAACCGATTGTCCATTTTCACCTACTTGGTTAGTATTTGGTATCGGTTTGCCTGATAACTGAGAATATTCCTCGTCAGTAATGTTTATTGGATCATCTATATCGTATACGACTGGTTGTCCATTCTCGTCTTTTAATGTTTTACTTACCTCAATTTCTTGTTTTTCGAGTTTCCCTGTAACTTCGTTCACTGATATTCTCCATGTACCACTTTCAGTAGGGTAATCTTCCCATGTAGCTGGGTAGAAATCATTCTTTTCCTTCTCGGCTACCACTTGGTCAATTTGCGCACCCGCTTCTTCTGCGGCTTGCGGTAAGGCTGTTTCAGTTACAAGTGATAGAATAGAATTTGGATCAACTACTAATATTTTAGGTGTTCCATCTTCGTTTAATACCGGGTTTCCGTTTTCGTCTTTAGGATTATGGGTAATAATGCCAGTTTTTTCAGCATCAAACGTTCCATCCTCTTTGAAAATAGGAGTACCGTTGGAAATTTGAATTTCGCTGTTATCTTTTAGTTTTACGGTCTGAATAGTTCCGGTGGTCTTGTTTGATAAATCAACCAATTGCTGTTCGGCTTTCACTTTCTCTGCTTGAACAATGTCGTTTGACTCTTTGTCCTGTCTTTCCTTTTCGGTCTGAACCTGATTGTCAAATCTACCGCTTGTTTGTTTTAATATATCGGACGAATTTACATAATTAGATATAACACCCAAAACATCTTGATTGACTTCTCCTGCTTCATCTATGGCGTTTGGGATTGATGAAATTACAGTAGATAAAACAGCGTCTCTATCTTTTAATTCTGTAGACAAAATACTTTGTTTTATTTCTTCTGCTTCTTGGCTTGTAAAGCCACTTCTGCTCAATAATGCAGTGATCGAGGTATCGGCTTGTTTGAAGTTCTTCTTTGATTCTGCACTCTGCGCTATTTGCATACCACCACCCACTGCCGAGAAGCCGGCACCGGCACCCATACCATAAACACCGGCTTTAAATGCTCCGTCAAGCGGATTCCAATCTTTACGCGCGCCTGTTATGTAATCAGTAACATTGGTTCCGATTTGTGCTGCCACCTCTTCCAATCCTTCGCCTACAGGTGGGAAAAGAAGTCCGGCTTTCTTTACTGCTTGACCTATCCAACCTTTCATGCCTTGTCCTACGGCTTCACCTACTGCCTTAGCTGATGTTTTTGTGGCTATTCCTTTCAGCATATTACCAATAGGGACATCTCCTAAAAACTCTGAAGCAACTTGTATTGTTCCGTTCAACATAGAGTTGATACGCTTAGAGTCCTCCGACATTGTTTTATTATCGCGTAATTTGTCGTACTGCTGTGTCATGGACGAAGCGCCTGTGGTAAGTAATCCTGCGCCACCACCAAACATAGCAAGCAATGAAGCGGGTAGCGACTCTGCACCTGCTAGCGCAATATCTCCAGCTGCTCCTAATTTATCGCCTTCTTTCCATAATTGTTCAAAATCCTTTCCTTTGTATCTGTCTGCCTTTCTGCGAACGTATTCTGCAACTTCATTGGCCGCTATTTGTACTTCGGTTTTTTCTGGTGTAGGTAAACCCAACAGCATAGAAGGAAAGTTATTTATTGCTCCGAACGTATTACCAAACACATCAATGGCTCCGGATTCAAACTTCTCTATTGCATCTCCTGCGCCTGTACTCATAAACCCCTTTTCTTGTGGTTTTGAGCCTAATATATCCATGTACTGACCGTTTTGTTCCGGTTGATCCACAATGGTCTCTATTCTCAGTGGTTTTAAATCACTGTTTACGCTGTTTGTAGGAATAGATGCTTCTGGTTGTTCGGTTTGACTTGCCTTTTGTTGGAAGTCTTTACCAATAGGAAGTACTGAAACATCGCCTATTTTTGTGGTACCCGGTACTTGTCCGTAAATAACCTGATTTGCTTCTTGTGTGGGGAGTGGTTTAGAAAGAGTTTCATCCTCCTGGTCCATCTTTATGCTCGGAACAATGCCAAAGTTTTGTTTTGGTGCGCGAAGGACTCCACTTGGCTGAACGAAAGAAAGGAAGTCGTTTTCGCTTCCTATTTGGTCTTTTGTAAGTACTGTAGATAAATTTCCGTAAACCTTTTTGGCCGTGTCTTGATTTCCTAATGCTTTCGTAAACTGTTCAACCGTTCCAACTTCAATCTTTCCTCCGGCCAATTGTTTGATGTTATCGTAAAGTTTATTTATATCGCCCATTAGTCGTAGATTGATTTTGGTTTATTATTTGGTACAAAAGCGTTTACTACTGGATTGTATGGTTTTACTGATACAACCTTTTTTTGAACTTGATTCATTGGAAGCTCTGATGTTGCCATCTTTTTCTTAACTTGACCATCCTCCCTATACTCTCCTGGTTGTAATTTGTGAACCGGAGGAGCTACCTTTGGAACGAACTCCCCATTTTGATAATTATAGTATTTATTCCAATTAGCAGAAAATACTTCTTTAGGCTGCATTGCAAGCGAGGTGTCACCGGCTCCGGCTTTAGCCTTTACAATACCAGATACCTCACTTATATAGGATACTGGCACTTTTACTGACTTGCCATTTATGATTATATGCTCGGTCTTTTCGGTATCTTTTTTATCTCTTGACACTGCAATAGATTCTCTGTGATTTTGGTTATCAGATGCAAGTTTGCGATTAAATCTATCCGCATCTGCTTCTTCTTTTGATTTGTACATAGAAACAGCATCTTCGCTTTTCTTTACTTGAAAGTTGTAGTTCCTATCTGCATTCAATTGTTTTTGAGCTTCAGCTCTCTGATACAGTTCCTCTTTAGCTTTTTTTGCCGACCTTGCTCTCTTATCTCTTTCGTCTGCCATTAAATACTGGAATCCGTTTTGATTATACGCTTGAACCTCTCTTTTGTAAAGATCATTCAATTGAGCTAGTTGAGCGTTTAAATGTGGTGCTATACTTTGTCTTGCAATAGGAGTACCACCTTTGCTGGTCGTTACTCCTTCGCCTACGAGTTTAATAATATCCGCTAGTACAGAAAGATTGGCGTTTGTTTGAAGTGCATTTGCCCTTTTAGTATTATACTCAGGCTTTGGCATTTGTTCTTGATACAATTGTAACCAACTCTTCCCGGTATCTGCCGCTTCTTTTACAAGTTGTTCGGCTTTTGATTGGGGCTGAATGTCTGCAGGTTCCGGTGGTTGAGTAGAGATAAGATTTTTGCGCGCGTATAGTTCAGGCATTTTGTCTTTATTCTTCGCCCATTGGGTAGAAACAAAGTTTTGAACCTTTGCGGGATTATTGTAATCTACTTTCTCATTTGGAGCGAACTCTTGTTGGTAAAGTGTAGCAATCCTTTTGTTTATTTCCGGATCTCTTGTGGCTTTCCCTTGTTCGGCTTGAACATGGCCCAACGTTCCGTTGATTGGAACAATACCATACTTCTCACCTTCGGGTGTAACAGTGAAGTTTGTAGGAGTATTAGCTACATACGGTTGATTAGCCGCCTTTACTTCTGTAGGCTGCTGAATTGGTGTTACTGGAACAACCGGTGGTGTTATTTTCTTAGCCATTATGCAAACTTTGGTAAATCTTCGATGAAACTTCCTGTTGACGCAATGGACGGAGATGAACTTGTTTTTGCTCCTTCAGTAAGACTAAGCGCACCGGTTCCCAAATTAGAGGCATTACCCATGAATGTTCCCCATGCAGCTTTCTTTTGTTCTTCAATACCATTTTGAGCATTAAACAAAGCAGAGCGTCTCGCTCCGTATGCTGCAAGAGCTTGATCCTTTCTTTGACTAGCAAGTCCGGCCATTCTATTGACTGCATCAGCATAAACAGAGCCTTGATTCTTTGCTTCGGCTGCCGTTGCTTCGGGTGTTGCTCCGGTGATAGCTGCAGTACGTTGAGCTTTTATTGAATTTCCCTTTTGATTATTCCTAAGTTCGCGAAGATACGCTGCGTTGTCACTTCTTTTCAAAGTGTCCTCGTAGTATTGTTTGTTGAATAAACCTTCTGAGTAGGCCTTTTCATTATTAAGGTTCTTTTGTTGCTGTTTAGCTATCTTAGCGGTTTCAATTCCACCTACGATATTACCTACAACACTCGCGCCTAATCCGGCTATTCCTAATACGCTCATATTCTAAATTTTTACGAAGTAAAACAATTTTACAACTTATTTTTTGTTGAATTTAGTTTATTTTTCCTTTTTCAAGAAGTTTTTCAAAACATCGTCACCGTTTGAGTCCTCAACTTTTACGGATGATAGAGTAGGCATGACGTATTTTACAAGAGAAATATATGTTTTTACCTTTTCATCGTCAGGCAATCCTTCCCATGCTGTTTTTACGTCTGCGAACTTTTCTTGCATAAATGCCGTGATAAGTTCCTTAGTTGCTGTGGTAGTTTTGTTTGCTCCACCTTTTTTTCTACCTGGTGAAAATGTATTTCCTTTTGGTGCGCCCATTATCTCATTTTGCTGTTTAAAAGAGATTCTTTGCCTTCAATCTCAATATAATTAATTGTTGAATCAGTTGAGATATTCCCAACAAATGCAATTCTGAAGTATTTACAGTCGGTTCTTTCAACTTTCGCGCCTAAATCTTTAAGTTCCCCTTTGGATTCATGGCCTCCTAAGAAATTCCAACGCTTGCCATCGTATGAACCAAAGATATAAATCCCTGCATGGTGTTGAAGGGTTACGTTTGTTTTAAAATCTCCTCTAACGACTGCAGTTATCATCTGCTTGAACCCATCACCCATTTTTAGTGGACGAGTGATAAACATTGTTTGAACATCTCCGGGGGTTTCTCCTGCAATATCTACAAGGTTAGATCCATTTAAAATCAACTGACGTGGGTAGTCGTTTATAAAGCGGATTCCGGTCTGAGTTATCTTTGTCCATATTCCTTTTGAGAATATGTAAGAATAATCTTTGTCCGGGTTAGTGAACCATATTTCTTTATCAATGTACTTATACCCAATGACTGCGTTTTTAATGAACTTTAGTACGTTTTCAGTGGTTATGGCGGTACTAAGTTGAACTAACTTATCATTAGCGACTACTTCCTGAAGCATTGTAAGTCCGCTTTTAGTCTTTTGAAATGTAGTTTGGTTTGAAATATCCAAATAATCCCCTCTAAGAACTTCGCTGAGGTCTTGTACTTGTGAGCCACTTATAATCATTACTCCCTTGTCGGTTGTAAATATTACACCGTTATCAACCGGCTTCACATTCTTGTTGTTTATAACCTCTCTCGATATTGGCCGGCTCGAAGCATAGTTCACCTCGGAACCACCAATAAATAAGGCGTAAATTCCATCGGAAGTGAAGATATACAAAGGGAATTGTCCTGCTTGACCTACACTCAGTTCAATTGTATTTGTAGAGAATGCTTTTATTTGTCCATTCCCAATCGAGTATGTATTTTCAACCGGAAACACGAAAGGATTATTGATCTCTGATACCCGGCATACGTTCGAGTTTATTTGTTCTCTTTGAACTTCTGTAGGATGAGTAAACGCGGGAGGATTTAAGCCCCATATCTTTTGTTGTGGGTTTAAATCATCTGAAATATAGTACGCTAAGTTTTGAGTAGTGTGTGCTGCAAGTTTAAGGTCATAGTCTCTAGTCGTCCACTGCGATGCCATTATGGAGTATATCTCTAAATGAATAACCATTCTCGTTGCTCTTGCATCGGGATAAGACACGAAAGAAGACATATCAGAAGCATTAAAACTTCCAAGTACTCTGTCTTTATATCTGACTACCTTTGTAAGTCCATTACTCGTCTTTATTGATACTTCGATCCAATATCCAATCCCCCCTACCGCACCGGAATTGCTACCAAATTGACCAACTCCCTGTTCAATAAAGAAATTCCACAAAGGAAACCCCCTTGAAAGGAATGTTTTCATATCCCCTAAGTGAAGTTTTGAATTGTACATGAATTGCACTTCGGGGAGTAGTTGGTGGTGTGAGAAATTGTCGTAAGTCAATACCTCTTGCGCTGTAAGGTTTGATAATTTGTCTTTCAAATCAATCTCAACCCATGTTCCGGCTGTAAACGTAGATCCAATAGCTGCATCATCAAACGGAATTTCATAAATCTTGTAGAAGGTAGACAGTTCGCCTATTTCTTTTTTAATGTCAGCATCGGTTTTTAATTCACCGTAATAGTTTTCATAGATCAGTTCTTGTGTATTTGTCGCATAACCTACATACTTTGCAGTATCTTTAGTAAGGCCAACCTCCTGAGATATGAAAACGGAGATTGATTTAATCAAACTGTTATACTTAGTATCTAGCTTTGTGTTGAGTTTGAATTTTAGTTTGTTTGAATGCGCATAAACTGACATCTTCGAATTTGTATCGGGACCAAAACCAATGAGGTTTGGCATTAATAGTTCGGCATTGGCCGCGCCACTTGCTCCTCCTGATACTCTTGCTTCTCCAAATATAGCGTTACGGCCACCGGTTACATTGTCAATGTATTGTTGAAAGTAATTTGAAACGGAATTGTACTCTTTGCCTGAGTCGTAAACCTTAGTTCTGAATGGATCGCTTACAACAACACTTCCGCTACTATATTTCAATGCAGATGTTCCAATGGTTACGTTATACCTTGTTTGCGCGTCTGCGGCTTGCCCTAATAGAATAGGGTTTGAATGCATGATGTATGAACCATCATACAATTCGATAGCCGTACAAGCCAAAAAGAAACCAGATAGTAACCCATCTTCTTTTAATCCTGCGAGAGCTTTGTTGTATAGTCCGAGATAACCATCGGTTTTTAATTTCAATTCGTCAGTCGTTCTCCCGGTTGGATAAGAAACTGAGCTGATATATTTTCGAGTTATGGTGTTTAGATCAACTTTCAAATCAACCTTTCCTATCAATTCCTCGCTGGTTTGTAAGCCGTCAAAGTTAGAATCAATCAATTTATAGTCGTCATCGTACCAAATAGCATATTTGATCCCCTGAGAATCGAGTATATTAATTACATTGCCCATTTGGGTGAACGTAACCTCTCCTGAAATGTCGCAAATGAATTGTTCGGTTTGTTTCTCTGCTGCAAAGTCAATATCTTGTGCAAAATAGTATAGTTTATCTGCATGAACTCCTAAGTAGTGTTTATATCCACTGTTTGAGTGGATGTAGATGTCATCGTAATCTAGGTCAGGAAGGACAACAGAACGGTTAGGAATTGGCCTAAATGCACCATCTTTATAGCGCAAATTGACCAATTCCTCCAATTCTCCATCCTCTGATATTACACCAGGGGTATTTCGTTTTATTCCCTTTAATTCTATTTTCATGGATATTTGTACTGACGTTTCCAAGGACCAGAAGAGTTCAAAGCTCTTGTTACTTGAAGTTGCTTCTGACCGTGAAGAGCGATATAGTTCACTGCATCGGCCGGTGAGGCGATAATGAACCAATTTGCCATAATTCCGGTTACAAGAGATTCAAAGATTGTTGTATCGACTGAGTGAATAGTGTTTATATTCATCCATGTGTATGTTTCAACGAACAAAACAAGTTTATCATCCGTGTAAATATCTTCTGATAGTTTCCAATTGGTACCGACAACCGGAGTGACATTAGTATTACTAACTAAACATTCGTAAACCAATCCGTTTGAAGCTACTTTATTGGTAGCGACATACGCGGTAGTTGCATTCCACAAGTCAACGCCGCTCACTGCACGATCCAAACACGCTGCATTGATGTTTCGATTGAAAGGTGAAAGAATGTCGAGTAAGTCTTGAACCGCTTGTTGCATGTAAGGATCAAACATTTCCTTTTCATCCTGAGTAAATGCAATCTGTTGAAGTAGATGTTCTTTCTCTGGTGAGTCAACACGACTTCGCGCAATGAAGTAAGTACGCTTTTGAACCTCATTGAAAATCTCTTCTTCGGTGTACGATAATTGAAGATAGCGAATAGGGTTATTTGCTTTTTGTGCAAATTGAGGAAGATCCACGTCTGTTGGAAGCATTATACCCAACTTAATAGCCATATCATAGAAATAGCTTTGCGTTTTAGTTAATGTAGTTACCATAAAAGTATATTTTAATTTCTGCAAATTAAATCAAGTTTGTTTAACTTTCATTGTTGAATTTGATTTGTTTTTCGTTGAATTTAGATTAATTTACATTCTATTTAACTGATTATGTATTTTTTCAATCAATTATAATCTAGGTTGTTAGTCTCATTCTCTCAGTACATAAACAAAAAAAATCCCACACTAATCAAAGTGAGGGATTAAATCTGAATAATCATAGCATTTGCTTACGACTCTATATCTACTCATAGATTAATGTTTTAAACACGCAAAAAGCCTTTCCGTTGAATTTTTTGATCCACCGCATACGCTATTTGCAGAAAGAGATGATTTTACTTCTTTTTCCCACACACACTTAAAGTCATCAGGAGCATTGTATTCCGAGATATATACAACATGTCCTTTCATTGTCATGTCTCTGCACCATTGCCAAAACTTTGAGTGATTAAACCCTTTTGATGTTGAATACTGCTTTGTTCCTTTGTATGGAATATCGCAATAGATAATCGAGTTATCGGGATATATTAACTTGTCATAATCAAATGAACAAAATTCAGCATTTTGTATTAGATTTACCTGCTTCTCAATATTTAAAACCGACTCTTTTATATAATCCCTAACAGTTCCTATTTTGGTATTTGATTTCCCTGAATATCCACCGTCAAAGAATCGACCATTAGCCGAACCCATAAATCCAATCCAGCCAATCATAAAATCGTCAAACTCTATGTTCGTTCCATTATTAAATTCTGTTCGTGCCTTTGAATATATCTCTTTTGGTATTTCTTGTGGTCTTGGTCTATTTTCTTGCAATCCTTTCCACATTGCAATTAGATATTTATTATTATCGCTTGCTATTCTATGTCCATTCACCTTGTCGAAAGTTCCTAAACCACCGCAAAACGGCTCAACATAGTATTGATTTTGTTTTCTATCCTTTAGAATTATCGGAAGTATTTCTTTTGCTATCCGATTTTTTGAACCCATGTATTTCATAATAAATTATAGTTTATGTTTTAAAACGCCTTATCAATCTCAATTACTTTCATTTGACAGTAATCGTCTGTTATTTGGTTGAAACTTATACACACCGGCTGATTCTCAAAGCTAAGCAAGAACTTTGATAACTCGTACATTTGAATAGGGTTTGGAGTGTACATCGCGCATACTTTTATCGGTTCCTTGAAGTCTACGTCCATTCTGAAATCCTTTTCTCCATTAAATATCAATTCCCCCTTTGGAATAGCTACTATGTTTTTACAGTAGGATAATACAGCCTTATGTAAAATCTGAGCGAACTCATTACTTGATACTATTAGTTTCATTTTATCAGTGTTTTAATTGAAAATTCAACAAATTCTTGTCCCTTTTTTACATAATCAGATTCAATGATAGTTCGTTTGATTAGCTTGTCATTGAATTTGTACTTTTTACTGAGAATGTCTTGAAATTGTTTTACCGGGTTGTCATTATCTGACGAAGCACTGCTAAATCCAAATCGGTAAGTTACTTCATACGGTGGCGGTGGTAGGACTATCTTTGGTAATCTATAGAGTAGTTCCATTTCGTATGCTCTGTAAGCATTAGTCTTGTATCTTCGGCCTTTCCATGCATCATTTACGCTAAGTGGTTTGATTGGTAGTCGTGTCATGCCACAAATATTACAATGAACTCCAATACTAGGAAAATTACAAACATTGTTATTAGGACTGCGAACTTGATTTTACTTTTCATATCTTTTATAATTTAGGTTTAATTCTCTTTTTGTTACTTTATCCACTCCCATATCGAGAAGTTCCTCATGGATCAATCCGAAACAATGAGCTAAATGCTTAAGAACGCAATAAGCATCCGACATTTCATCTTTCAAATGCTCGGTGTTTTTTATCGTTGGGTCCTCTTTGTATTCATCGTAGGCCTCGAATAGCTCAGCGCATTCTTCTTTGAACTTATCAATGCGTGAGTCTATGTCGTTTCCAAATTTTTCAGTAAAGAGCTTCATTGCTCTTGATTCTGTTATTTCAATTGTGTAATTCATTTTTTAAAATGGTATTTCGTATTTTTTTATTCTAAGTTTTAGCCCAAATCGGATTGCGTTATCTATAACTAATTGCTCACCACCATCCCTAAGATATTTATCCGGGCATACTTTCTTATCTTTAAGATAATTCCATGCAATAGTAGCATTTATACTTAATCGAATAGAAATTGGATTTCCTTTAGTTATCATATAGTTACAAATAAATGTAAGACAAAAGGTGAGCATAGGATGATGTTATCCGCAATGCAAAGAAGAAGCAGCGTTCCGACACTTTGGATGCAAATAATAGATGAATTTTAGTTGTTGACCGTCCGCTTTTTTTATTCCCGGATATAAAGTCTGCATTAAATCCCAAGCTCTCGATTTATGTCTGTGCCACATTGAAACTGGATGAACTCTTTCACCGCTTGACAAGATATAAAAATCTGCTTTTATGCTATCTATTAGCTCATAGTTTCCTGCTCTGTATATTGTGCCGTTGTTTCCGACACTTGTATCTGAATAAGAAATCAACGCCTTTAGATTTGGATAAGCCTTTTTCAAAAAAAGGTGAAGCAATGCAAGTGTAATTGTTTCGCTGAATTTTGGCATTTCGTCAGATAACCACATACGGTCAAATTCTCGTATTTCGTCAGGGTCAAAATCCCCTTTGATTTTTGGTCTGATACCATATCCAAGCTGTAATGCGCCATGTACTTCGCCTTTATAATACACCAATAATGAAAGAAAACTGTTTTTTGTAGGTTTGCCAGAATAATGGTGTTTAGCTATTATTCCGTCAGCTTGTGTTTTGCTGCATACTGTTATTTTTATTTCTTTACTCGGACACTCATAACCAATGATTGTATCAGTCCAGTCCCTTATTTCACGTTTGTTTAATTTTCCCATTTTGAAAAGATTTTAAGAAAGAATGCAAAGCGGATAACACTACCTAAGCGCATCAGCCCACCTTATCGGTATTCGAGTATTCGTACCCGCATTATCATTTTATCGTGGCTGACAGTGAATCGCACCGCAATCGGGCTGTTTCGCTTAGCTTAGTTCGTTATGCCATCTTAAATCCTAATTTTTGAACGTCTATATAATCTATCATTTTTTTGATCTTCAATTGTTTGTACTTGGTTTTTATCCTTAATAATCTCTTTCACTTGTCTAATTTCTTTTTCACTCCAAAACATTGTATTTACATGATTTGAAGTGTGAACCGGTTTCTTTCCAATTTGCTCAGCGTAAATCATTAACTCTTCAACTGTCAATCTTCGCTTTGTGACGGTTTTTAGAATTAGAGTTACAGCACTTGAAATGATTCCTCCGATAATTTCAGCGGTTGGAAGTTCTTCGGATGGATATTTGTTGTCAAATTTCCTTATAGCTTCTCTCTTTGCCTGGTTGATGGTTCCGTTTATTTCGAAAACTTCAAACGTTGTGTTGTTTTTTACTTTTACTTGCATAGGGTTAGTTTTGCTTATATTTATGGTTATTAGATTTTTTATGTCTATTTAATGATTTTTTATATTTGGCTACTCTTAGTTCTATCGTAGAAAAATCTTTTTCGAAAACCCAAATATAGTTTCCGGCTATATTAGATTTTCCTATACAGGAAGAGGAAACGCCAGATACTCCAACTTCTTTCTCTGCATCTGCTATCGAATCAAAATTGCTTATCACATCTCCCGTCATTCTATTTATCTGAATAACCTTTTTTGATTGAGGGTGATCTTTCCCATGCTTGCCCTTTAAATAATTTACGTTACCTAATACAGTTTTTGAATGAATTAGATTTTCTCTTGCTGTAACCCATTCTAAATTTTCTAGGCGATTGTCTGTTTTAATTCCATTGATATGATTTACATGAGGTTTTAAATCACATATTCCAACAAATGAAGTTAACACGATTCTATGTATGTATAAATTCTTTGGTAATGCGACCTTACTATATCCTGACGTGCTTAATATTGGCTTTAATATCTTACTTTTTACTATCCTATGATTGGTGCCGAAAGGAACACATCTATCTAGGCTTTTTACATTACCAAAATTACTTACTTGGTATAATCCTTCATATCCAATTATATCTTTCCAAATTTCTATACTATTCATTTTATCTAATTTATTTGATAATATCTTTTGGCTGCTAATTCATCATGTATTGCTATATTTTCATATAACCCTGATTCTCTCCTGGATGATGCTGAGTTATCGTAGCTATTGTGGCATGTTCTGCAAGCGCATTCTAAATTCCAAGTCTCTGTGACATACTCTGGAAATAGAGAACGTGGAAGTAGATGGATTAAATCAAGTTTCAAATCGTATCTTCCACATATTACACACCTATTGTTTGCTATTTCTAGTTTTTCTTTTTTGATTTTTGAAAGGGTGTAATCTTTTTGTTTCTGTTTATCTGATTTTTTGTTCATGATAAATGGTTATATATATTTAATCAATTCAATTATCTACTCGTATAGTTTTAGATACTTTATGTATTTATCACTGTGTTTTTCGTAAAACCCAAGTCCATAATTACATGGATCACACAATAACCCTCTGACTTTGTTGGTAGTATGGTTATGGTCAACGCAAAATATTTTACCATAATCAGCCATATCTCTTCCACATATAGCACATTTGTTGTTTTGTTCTACTAATTTAGAATTGTAATCATCTTGAGTAATGCCATATTTAGATTTAAGCATGGTAGCTCTTGTTTTCTCAGGGTGATTTTTTCTAAATCTTTTTGCACTTTCTTTTCTGACCTCTTGATTGGCATAATATCTTTCTTTATCCCGACTTCTTGTTTTTTCAATATCTTTCCATCTGGATGAGATCTGATATAGTTTTCTGCACGATTTACAGTGAGACATTAATTTTTCTATGGATTTGTTTTGAAACGGAAACTCCGACTTAGGCTTAGTCTCGCTGCATTTACTACATTTTTTCATTTTATTTGATTATTGTATTATAGAAAACTAAATATCCATGATATGATCTTGATCGTCCACCCATTACCACACATTCGGTAAATCTGTGTATCTGAACAAGCCCATATATACCAATCAGGTACAGTTTGAAGTCGTGCTACTTCGGTTGGTGTTAGCCGGCGAATACGTGACTCAGCATGAAGTACATTATTACCGGCCCAATCATTCGAACATAATACCGTTGGCGATTTATCAAAATGACTACCGCCTTTATTAAATCCATGAGATCGTTGTTCTATTTTTACCAATTGTCCGCAACTTTCGTCATTTCTTGCTCTACCGAGTAATGTACCGGTTTTACCGTCTTGTTTCATTCTCACACCTTCATCATGTCGATAATCACATGGAGTATATACCAATGTCATTCCATTTGCTTGAGAACCTTTCCAACTTGTACTAAGAAATGTATCTGCTTTTTCATTTACATCTTTCAAGTTGCGTTGTTGGCGTTCATTAATTTCAACTATCGCATGTGGTCTTGAGTCTGTATTCAAACATGGACTTATCCCGTTCGGGTCGTACACTCTGTTTTGTTGGTAGGGTTGTACTCCGCCACTTTCTTTGCTAGGATTTATCTGCAGAACTAAATTATCTTTCTGTACACTCGTTAAGCAGTTTGTTTTTCCGCTAAAATTTGGTTCTAAGCGTTGAACTGCTTTAATGTCCGGGTCATTATCTTTACGTGTTCCGTTTTCGTCAAGTTTTCTACCAACCATCGATACACATATCAAATCCATATCCGAATGTAATCCACCGCTATTTCCTCCGGCTGTAAAACAACTGGCTTTCTCTTGATCAGCTTTTGGATTTAGTTGTTTATCTAGTTTGATAAATTGGTAGTTATGCTTCTTTCTGAAATCTCTTCCGGTAGAACTTCGTTGAGTTGGAGATTTACCATCTACCGAAATAAATGTACTTCCACTGTCAAAACTGCACGACGGACCGTTATTCTTTGTATTTAGAGTTCCTGTTTTTTCGGGATTTAATTGTGGTTGTGAATACTCTTTTCTGAAAGCTCGTGTCAATGCTGTATCACTTAAGTAATACTTCTCCGGCACATCCCGCTCCAATACGT